CTGAAGGTGGTTTTGTAGAGGATATTGATCCTGAGTTTGTTTCTGATGAGACTACTGAGTTTTCTGATATTGATCCTGAGTTTGTTCAAGAATATAAAGTTGAAGATCAAATGGATGAATTAGGATTAGCTCCAGAAGGTAGATTAATTCCTAGATCATCTAATAAAGTACCTCTTACAACTAAAGATTCTAAATCAGTAACAGAAGAAGAGGTTAAAAATTTAGCTAATACATTAACTCAAATTGGTGTGGATATGTCTCCAGTGGGAACATATGAAGCAATAAAAAATTTACCTCAAAATGTAAAAGATTCTGTAAATGAATATGATAAAGGTAATATAGGTAAGGCTGCATTATTAATGGTATTAGGAACTGCTGGAGCAATACCAGGAATGCCTAGTAACGTAATTGGTAAAGCTGTTAAAGGTAAGCCTGTTAAGGGTAAAGTAATATCTGCTGACGAGGTAGTTGCAGATGATGCAACAAAAATGTATGCTAAGAGTATAGAAGATGCAGATAGATTTGAAACTCCTAAAGAGTGGAGAAACGAAATTAAAAAATTTGTTGGAGAAGAAAGAGCCTTTGATCCTGTAGTAAGAACACCTGAATTAGAAGTATCAGCTAGAAAACTTGTTAATAAAGAAATTTCTAGAGAAGAACATTTACGTTCTATAGATAAACATAAACCTGTACGAGGTTTTGATGAGTTACCAAGACAACCTACAGATAAAGCAGTAGTTTTTTCATTAAAAGATAGTCAAATAGAAGATGGATTATTTATTTTACCTGAAGAATCCCTTAAAAAATTTAATGTAAATGGTTCAACATTAACTATAGGTGATCTTGTAAATGGTAGATTAGATATTCCTGCTTACAAAGCACATGATACTTGGATTGTATCATTAACTAGTCCTCAAGTAAAAAAAACAGGGGGGAAAGCAGGAATAACAATATATGGTAAAGCTATGCATTACGCTCCAAATCCTAAAACTGGTAAAGTTACTTTTGTAGCTGCTGAAGGTAAGGGAACAAGTATTGCAACAAATGATCCAGGACCAGATGTAATGAGAAAAGGAGAACTAGTAAAAGGAAAGGCAAATGAAAAAACAGGATATGCAACGGTATCTGGTGTGGTAAAAGATTTAGATCCTGAAAGGATTAGAGAAAATGCTATTAAATTTTTAGATGATCCTGAGTGGGTTCAGTTAGGTTTTGATCCTAGAAGACAAACTAGTTTCTATGTTAGAAAAGGTGCAGATGGATTACCTGTTCATACACCTATTGCATCAGCAGATGAAGTAATACAAATAGGGCCACTAGTATTAGCAAAAAATGCTGTAGCAAAAACAAAAAAAGATGGTACACCTTGGACTGATTTAAACAGAGGTGGTTCTATAAATAGACAAATGGTAGCATTAGGATTATAAGGAGATAACTATGGGTGGATTCCCAATGGAAATATTCACGCTTTTAGCATCAACCGTGTTGGGTGGTGTTATGAGTATATGGGGGCAGAACATTAAGTCCAAGCAAGAGGCTAACAAAATGTATATAGCTGCCCTAACAGAAGAAAGCAAGATCACTGCTTCTGCAAGAGAACATGGTGTAAAAGATGTACATTTTGCATGGACCAGGAGAATCATAGCATTGTCTGCTGTATTCTCTATTATCGTGCTACCTAAGATAGTACCACTGATATATCCAGAACATCCTTGGATGGTTACTGTAGGTTATGCAGAGCTACAAGGTGGGTTTATGAATTGGATGTTTGGCCCAGATAAGGCTATGATGTGGAAATCATTTCAAGGCTTTGTAATTACCCCATTAGATACAAACTTAGTCGCTGCAATCACTGGCTTGTATTTCGGTGCAGGGTTCACCAAAAGATAAGGGGGAAAATTAATTCCCCCAAGTCTTTCTAAGTTACGTTTTTATTTAGCTTTAGTATAAGCCTAGAGTCCTCAATTGTTTTCGGATCTCCAAGCACTCCTAATCTATCTTGTACTATTTTAGGTAGTGATCCAAGAAATGCACAATTAGATGCAGTCTCCATAGTTCCGTAAGCATACTCATTGCCATAAGAATCTATGTAGTTACCTGTAACATTATCATATGGGCATGAACTGTCATGTATCCATTTCTTACTGTCTGCATAACTAAACCCTATAGCAGTGATTAGCATTAATGCAGTTATAGATATACCTATTAGTAATTTTACTTTAGGACTATTTTCATTAATCATTTCTTACTCCAATCTTCCACAATATAATCATACAACATATTTATCTCGTCCTCATTCTCTTCTATCAATTGGACTCGATCATTAGGCCAAGAATACTTTCTAGCATATTTCTTAGCATCTTTTAACAAAGCAAAACCATTACTGGTTTTATTGCCTTCTGGTTTTGTTACTACTACTTTGTAGTACATATCACATTCTCCCTACATTGTCAAGTGTATTCTGAATAAACTTGTCAGTAGCGTAGCTAGAGCAAACGCATTTATAACCATTAATGCTCTATCATTCCATAACATCCCTACAATTAACCAACCACCAATACCTATTGAATGGAAATACAAGTTCAATGGGAAGATGTTGTTGGCAGTTAGTACTGTAGAAACCATTAGTATTATACTCGATACCCACTTGATATACCAATCAACGGTATATAGTGGGGTTTTGGTGATAATCTGTATTCCTTTGTGGTCTTTCCACATTTTTTACTCAATTCTTAAAAAAATAACCTCGTAGGATGAGGCAGAAGAGGGTGTAAACAATGTCTCTGGTAGGTAGTGTCCAGATTTTACCTACATTCTCTCTAGCCTAGCTTAAAATGGCTCTCAGAGGATTTGCCCTAAATTACCACTTAATTTCATCTTTTTTCTTTATAATTTCACCTGTTGAGCCTGAATCTACCCAACATAGTAACTGAGAGTTCTCAGGACGTATAATTGCAGCAGTCCAGGTTCCAGATGTAGTATTGTTAAATATAAATGTTATGTGTCCTCTGGATGATATTCCACGAAATACGATTTGTTCTCCGTGTTTATCTTGAATATACGTTTTAGCCTCTTCCAGACTTTTGCACCCTGCTCTTTCTGGTGCTTGACTATACGATGTGGAAACATTGAACATAAGCAAACATAAACCAATTAAACCTCCTGTAAGTATTTTAGTCATCTTAACCTCCTTTAAGGTTAGTTATTAGAGATATCCAACTTTCAGGAAACAATGGTAATATAATATCATGCCATTGACTTGCCAAGTCTTGTATCTCTTGTTGTGCAGTAGATTCACTGCGTAAATTATAAGCTCTAGCCCAAGCGTACAAAGATCCTGTTACATAGTATTCAGTGTACGTAGATTGGGGCAGAACCATTCTAGCTTGTTCAGGACAAACGTCCATACCTAATAAATGTATATAAGTCCACTTAGCTTTGTTGATAGACTGCATATATTCATCTATCATAAGATGAGATGGATTTATATTTACAATTTCTTCTGATGAGCCTTGCTTCCTATCATCAGCTTTCTTTCTCCATTCTGTAGGCACATAGAACTCAGGAAGATCATCTACATACCTTCTACTAACTTCATTGTAACTAAATCCAACAGTATGTTTGAACCTTTGTCTAGCTACAAAGAGAGGAACTTTTTCACGCATTGTTATTGTGCAATGAGTAAAGGGTGTAAAGTGATCGTTTCTTGCAAGGAAGTCTAATAACTTCTGATCTTTTTCATTAAGAAACACACCCATCTCTGAGACAGAGAACTTGGATTCTTTATTAAAACTAACTCTAGCTGAATTAACTACAGTTAAATCTGTACCTAGAGAATCTACTAGTGTTGCTGTAAGTTGGCTAGGCATCTATAGTACTCCTTATTGTAGCCTCGTTGCCATTCCCTTGCTCTGTCGGAAGTAGGAGGAAACGGATTGTTTTTGTTCCTCCTAAATCCGTTTCTACCCTGTTCCAAAATATCCCTCATTGGAAAAGGATATCTTCTTTTATACGCCACAAACCCCTCCTGAGTTGGTAATTTCACAGATATCATGTGTCTCAACTGCTTCTTCAAACTCTGTTCCTAACTTATCTATTGCCTCACTGTAAGGTACTACAGAAAGAGGTTGACCACCACGGCAACCATCTGGATACGCTGTAAAACCTCTAAGTCTGTGAGCGTATGATGCTAGTGTATTAGCAAAGTCATTTACCGTATCCTCATTGTTTAATTTAGATCCCCAAGCAGGTAGATTGATGGTAGAACTGATAGACATATCTACATAGTCTTGTACATCTGCCTGAAACTTAATCCTTCTTTCATAATCATCTGCAAGATCTAATGCAGATTCAATCTTATCAGGATCTACATCGTAGTTATCTATAAGCTCTTTAGAAGATGAGTCTATAACGTATTGATACTTCCACTTAGTACCACCAGTTAAGTATCTACGCTTATATGCTACAGCAAAGATAGGCTCTATCCCACTGGAGCTACCAGCGAGTATAGAAATACTACCAGTAGGAGCGATAGCCCTGTTCGCAACTGGTCTTGATATGGATAGCTCATCAGAAAATTCCTTAGAGATGTTATCGCTGACACCTTTATAGATCGCCAACCATTTGTGTAGTTCTGGTGTAACTTCATATTTCTCCCCACGTTTAATTAACCAATCGTGCATACCCATAAGACCTAAACCTAATCTCCTGTTTTTTGCTCTAACCTCATGTACTTTAGCATAAGGCAGCTCTGCTCTTAAAGTACCACAGATTAAGAATTTAGTGCCAAGCTCAACGACTCTAGCAAGCTCCTGAAGTGAAGTAATGCGTCCAATGTTAACACTCCCAAGATTGCAAACGTCACTATCATCAGCAGAAGTAACCTCCGTACAAGCATTTCTCAACGTATCCTTTTCATTTTCCATAAAGTTAAAACTAAAACCAGGTTCGGCAGAAGTTAATGCCTGTTTGACATTTTTTATAAATACTTCACCTACATCACCTGTCTCCCAATAGTTCATTAACCAATTAGTATCATAGTTTACACTGATGTTAGTCATATCTAATGGTGCGCGAAAGTTAAAGTCCTGTTCCTTTATTTGTTTAAAGGTATAACCTGTACTACCAACAGGCATTGTGTTCCAATTTTTAGCTGAAAGAAATCTATCTACATCACTATGTTGCCAGTTTAATGAAGCATACATGGCTGATCTACGTGATCCTCCTTGCATTACATTAGCACCTATAGCATTTATCATTTCCATTTTAGGTATAGGACCAGAAGCTTTACCACCTGAACCTGTAAGAGGTGTTTCAGATCCACGATAGATAGAATAGTCTACTCCAATACCTCCACCAGTCATCAAACATGATTCTGCTTTCCAACTTAGATTTGCCCAATCTTCTCTTGTATCTTCTTCGGCAGCCAATAAAAAACAGTTATTATAAAAACGTCTTTCTCTACCAGCATAATAAATATACCGACCACCTGGTACAAACTTTAAATCTGTTATGTATTGTTGTAACTCTTTACGTTCTTCCTTACGCATCAGAGCCTCTTCACCTTGACGTAAGTTACCACATACATCTTCTACCAGTACTTGGGATAACTGTTCCCATGTTTTACATCCTTCATGTGCATACTTGTATTCAAATATATCAGAAGAAAATTTAGTTTTAAACATTGGATTCATGTTTGATTTAAATGTTGTCATTGACTACTACCTTTATATTTTCTATTACTATACCTTCTAAAGCATCTGAAACAGCAGATGATACTAACTCTTTCATATCTTCTTCTAATCCTGCCTTACCATCAACAGGAACCCAACAGGCATCACTATCTATCTGGGCGTTTATATAAATAGATACTACCATTTTATCTCACAATTGCCAATCTACTTCGGATTCAACTATGTTGAGAACAACTTCTTGTCTGGCAGTTTCTATTTTAGTTGAGGCATCCATCGAGCCTATCTCTCCTCCTAAACCTGCATAACCTGCAATGTCAATCCAACTATCCTGATGACTAGGGTTCTTAGCTAATCGTGCCATCTTAACCCATGTCATACATAGTGCTACATCTTCTCTGGTAACTTGTTTTTTAAGTATAAGACTCCAACCTTGTGCTATGTCATTAAAGTTAGTAAATGCATCTCCGTATTCTTTATCTCTGTCTCCTGTAATAAGTTCATTCGCTTTTTTTAGAACAGCTTTTCTTGTAATCATTAATGCACCCTCTTAGAAAAGTTAGCGTATACGATGTTACCTTCTATTTTTTCTATCTTTTTAGCTGGTTTTATATTATACTCTTCTGCTAGTCTTATAGATGCTTCTTCAACTACACTTTCTAGTACCTCTCTAATTCTAATACCAATGTTTTCAATCATATCAGAACCATTAAAGTTACCATCGTATATCTGAAGTTCATTACGTTTAGCATCAAACGTACAGAATACTCCATACGTATTGTCAGGTATAAGTACTTCGTGTGCTATTTCTTCTTCTTTGTCGGACATACAGTTAACTCCATAAAATCATCAGCATACATTAATGCTAATGGACGTTTGCGATCACCTTTTAGTATTGCTACAGGCTTTGTACCTTTCATCATATTAGTCTCTGCTTGTTCCAAGGCAGCATATACAGCAAAGGATGATCTTGCTTTGCATTCAACTGTCCAAGGGAATAGTCTACGTGCTAAAGGACTAAGACCTATATCAGGTCCATTGACTCCACCAGGAGTTGACGTAACATCATCATCTTCTACACCTTTGAGATGTTGTTGAAGATAGTTACGTACCCACTGTTGAAGCCTACGTCCTTTAGCTTTCGCAGACGATACACTTATTCTATTTGAAGACCGTGTAGTGGTGGTAGGCATTTGCCGATTTCGATTTAGGGTTGCGTTCATACTTCAGATCAGGCCAACAAGTATATCGAAAACTACAATACGAACAAGTCATCTTTAGTTTTCTATTACCTGTAGGTTTACGATAGAAGAACTCTTCCTCATCAGTAAATCCACGTACAAAGTTATCTTCATTCGCTTCTTTATATCGAGTTATCGTATCTTCTATCTTATTGGTATAGCTTTCTTCATCATCAGGATCAGCTTGTACTACCTTCATATCACCTGTTTCTTTATTGATTGCTATCCAACCACCTGCTTTTATTTCTGGAGTCTCTTCTCGTTCAGCCTTAGTATAACCAAACAACTGTGAGCAGTAACCAAAGTCATCATTCTCTTTCAATGCCTCATAAGAAGCGAACTTCTTTTCAAAGGCAAACCTTGACGCACTTTTAATATCCCACAAAGAGAAACCATTACCATCCCTGATAACTAAATCAAGTTCTCCATTAATATAGTCTCCATCAGGAGTTTTGTAACCTACTCGTTTATTTAAATCTACTATTTCTACTCCTGCTGCCAGTAGGATAGCAACAGCAATAACTTCAGTCATATCACCATATAACATTTTGATACGAAAAGAATTGGACTCAGGTGCTTTAGGCCAACCTAGTTTCTCTGCGTGTAACTGACAGAATGGCTTACCTACCTGAGACATAGAGGGAAGTTTTGCTCCCCCCTTTCTCCTGAAGTTGAACTTACCTAGCTTACTATTAAACATCTGACTAGCACGAAACACTATGTCATCTGGAATCTTAGGATCACCTGCTAGGTAAGAATCAATAGTTGTTTGGAGATCCATCCTAGAATGGAATCTCATCGTCAATGGTTGCACCTACATCCAAATCAGTTTTTACCTGACTAGGAACCATGTTTTCTCTCATCTTATCGGCTACCTGTTCGTTCTCCATAACGATAAGATCAGCAAAGTCTTGTATATAACCTCTTGTAACATCATTAAGTGACTTACGATCACCAACCATAGGAGTATACTTTAAGACAAAGTACTTGTTAGAACCTGCCTTCTTCATTTCGTAACTTACTTTTATGTCACAATTGAATGGCTCCATCTGGTATTGTTTTTTAAGCATAGGAATTAATTGACCTATCGAATAAAAGTTAGATGGGCCTAGCTTAATCCTAAATGGAACCTCATCAATCTCTACCTTTTCACCAGAGGCAGCAATAGGTTTTTCCATACGTATCAAACCGAATAGGTTTCTACTTAACTTAGCCTTAGATGCAGTAGCATAGGCAATAGGATCAGCTGCACGTAGCTTTTCTCTATCTGCATTGCTTACCCAACCACATTTATCTCCTCCATACCAATCTAACGCTTTATGTTTAAAACTTCTAAAGTGCTGAGATATGTTAGAGAACTTCTGAGAGTCTGGATCATATACAGAAGTTTGCATAGTCTCTGCAAAGATTCTGAAGTAAGTATCTTTAGCAAAGACATCACCATAATCAGGATGATTCAATGCTATTGATGGTGCAGGAATACCTTCTACCATCTCTCCATTATGCTCTGTGGTATTGTCTTTATTAATCCTGGCCCTTGCCAAGTTAGGTCCACTGTCCATTGGAACAGTATATAACATGGAAAAGTCAGTAGTATTCTCGTCTATCTTAATTAGTTCGTTCATGTAAAACTCCAATCATTAAATGAACAATGCTTATAACACATTATGATTTATTTGTCAAGCTCATTTTTTAAATATTTTAATGCTCTTGTTAGTCCTTGAATGTCATCCCCAAGCAATCCAATTGCTAAATTACAATGATGACATAACCAACCTCTAAATGTTTCTGTTTCATAACAATGATCTAAAACAGTTTTTATATCTTTTTTCTTACATATGGCACAGAATGTTGTTTGAGGTGGTGCAGTTTGTCTTATCTTATCTACCACTTTACTATGCGATTTTTGACATTCTTTGCATGATGTGCTTCTACTTTGTCTGTGATCTCCTGTTGCTCTTCTGTATAATCGAAACATCATAAGAGGTTTTTCTACATTACAATGTCTACATACTATCGTATCCTTTTCTTCTTTTAATTCAGTTGTAAATAAATTAAGTTGGTCATTCATTAAACTCCCCCTGATCCATCCAGTTCTTTCCATAAGACATCTCTACTTCTAGAGGGATGTAATCAGGTAGCCCAAAGCGTTTCTTAGCTTCATCTTGTGCGTCTAGTAAACACTGTGGGCCTACTTCTTTAACTATATCTATCTCATCTGGATGGGTATCAATCAATACACTGTCATGTACTGTATTTATTACTACACTTTGTAACCCTTTCTCTTTCAGTTTATTAAATAATAATATCACACCTAATGGTACAATCTCTGCTGTAGCTACAGACTGAACAGGATAGTTCACTATCTGTGTTTTGAAGTTAGCATTACCTGATCTGTTTCTCTGACAGTCAGGGAAACTAAACTGTCTACCTGTAGCAGTTGTCACTACTTTGGTTGCGATGGCTTCGTTCTGGAGCTTGTCATGCCACTTAAAGATGCCTTGATACTTCCCAAAGAACTCTTTGAAGTAAATTTGTTGAGCAGGAGTTCCTTGAGTTCCACCATACAGTGGACGGAAGGTGGAAGCTTTTGCTGCTCCTCTGTCAGTAGCTTCTCCATTGTCGGTAAGGACTTTGGCAGTGTAGGCGTGAACGTCAAAGCCAGATTCGACTTCGCGTTTAACTGTTTCATCAGTTGCGAGTATTCCTGCAACTCTAAACTCAAGTTGAGAGTAATCAATTTCGACAAGTGTACCTCCTTTAAATCTACTTATGAATGCCTTACGAACTGGGAACAATCTACCTTTAGGCATATTTTGTAGATTGGGATTAGAACTACTTAAACGACCAGTTGAAGTAATACACTGATTAAAATTAGAATGAAGTAAACCATCTGATTTTATACCTTTCTTTATACCTTCAATGAACGATGCGCGATATGTGTCTATCGCTGATAATCTAATTAATGATTCAAGAAACTTCTTTACAGCAATATCTGTGGTAGTTCTAAGATGTTCTGTGAGTGTTATCTTATCAGTTTTGAATCCACCAGCAGATGCTAACTCTAACTTAGGCTTGATACCAAGACCTGCTACCTCATCTACTTCTAAGTAGAGTACACCTAATCCTTCACAGTATTCACATTTACTAGGTTTCTTAAAGTTATTGCCATCCTTCTTTATCTTGTAGTAAGTACCTTTACCATAACAGTTACCACACTTTATAACTCTGGTCTTGTATGCTTTCTTAAAACATTCTTTGGCAGCAGACATAAAACCTTCCTGAGTCATGTAAGGTCTACGCTTTGGCTTACCCTTCTCATCTACTCCAATGTCCATTACTTCTTTCCAAAGCTTCTTATCTTTGAGATTGCATGAATAGACTACACTGGATAGCTGTTCGGGAGAAGATAAGTTAACATCTTTATCTCCCATAAGTTTCCTGGTTTCTGTCTGAAGGTATCGAGTAAGTTCTTCTTGCTCCTTCTGATAGTCTACATCTACCTGATCAAGTACGTTCATATCAATAGCCATACCTGATCGTTCTATGTCTGTCAGTACAGAGCAGAACTCACACATAAGATCTCTTATAGGTAGCAGAGAATAGTTGTTATCTTCTCTAAATAATCTCTCTTGCTTCTGAAAGATATCGGCAGTAGCTAAGACATCATCACGCAAGTAAGAGATCTGTAGATTTTTAGGTAGATCACTGTAGTTTAATCCCTTACTAAGCATATCTTTTAGTACGTCTTGCTTTCTTATAGAGTCATACTTATAAGATAATGCTTCAAGACTAAGCTTATCACGAATACCTTTATTCAATACATACTCACTGATCATAGTATCAATAATCTTTACGTTACAATCAATACCAATCTCACGCAGCCATGCTACATCAAACTTAGCATTGTGTGCTACGACATACTTAGCATTACTTAATGCTCTTTTAAAAGTATTAAACTCAGTAAAATTATTATCTTCAATATTTAAGATAACTACTTCACTAGCACCACCAAGTAGATATCCATGTGGAGATCTTAATGTGTAGCCTAATGCTACGAAAGAATTATCTTTGTTATATGGTGAAGGATCTTTACGATCCCCTCCTAAATCTACTTCAAGATCTAATACAATTGCATAATCTTGCATATTAAATATCCTTATATACTATTTAAATACTATTTATATATATATGTAATAGTTCTCTCGAGCGGATAACCAATCCTAGTATCATGGATTTTATGGTTTGTCAAGAAAAAAATGACATATCAATCAATATATCTTGAGATCTTAGGTTCAATGCGTACTGTAGCACGACCATGTGAGCCTCCTAACTTGTTCTTTGATACGTGTAAATACCTCAAGAAGTTATCATCTTGTGTCTCTGTATTCTCCTTACCTATACCAATGATAACATCAGCTTCGGCTGCCTTGCCTATCTTAGAGTTAGCCATCTGTGTAAATCGTAGTGATGTTCTGCCATCAGCTTCAGCACCTGCCTGAGAGATAGCAATGACTGCTAGGTTATGTTTCTTAGCAAGTGTTCTAGCTTTGATATACACTTGGCTCAGTCTTAGATCATCTCTGGTAAACGTACCACGAACCTGCATCTTATCTAGCTGATCAATGATAACAATATCAAATGGCCCACCTTTAGTAATGATATAGTTTAGTCTCTCCATAGTCTCACACTGATCACCATTGACCATAAAGATATTATCTTTGATACCATCCCAAGATACTCTACCTTTGAGTCTGTCATTAACTACATCATCCGTTTCTAGTGCAGAGTATGCAGAACCTGCTCTATCCATAGTTCTCTCAGCTATCTCTTCATTGCACACCATCAATACCTTCGCACCTTGATCTGCGAAACCTCTAGGAGAGAATGCAGTGCTTACAGCAAACGCACTCTTACCAGTTTCTACCAATGCAAACACAGTTGTTAAAGTTCCTGGTCCTATACCTGGACATAGCATATGCAGTTGAGATAGATTCCAAGTCCAAGGGTAGTTTTCCTTATTGGACTTAAACATATCATCCCATTCATTAGATATAAATCCAAGATCATCACCAACCTCTATGCCATCTTCATACTTCTCTAGTAGTTCTTGAATAGGACTGAGATCTTTTATCTTACCTTCCATCAATTGCAATCCCATATTAGCTATGGTATCTCCTAACTGTTCTCTGAATGCAGCCTGAAGTATATCACTACCTACATCAACCTGTATGTCACCTTTCATACGCCTTGTTATGTCTAGTATACCTGCACGTTGAGATCCAGTAAGCATTGGATTCTCTGCAAAGATAAGAGCCTCAACCTCTGATACAGATAGATCTCTTTCATATTTAGAGTGAGACATATTCACAACATCAAAGATCTTCTTGCTTTCTTTCTCAAAGTAATCCTCTGATATCATATGATTGTGGTCTTGCCAGAACTTAAAGTTAAAGAATAGTTCTAGTAGCATATTAGCTACGCTATCCTCTGGCTTTGGTGATTCATTGAACGGCACTATGTCAGCCATCATGCTAATACTCCTTCTGGATATTCTTTTGGATCATGTTTTAATATTCTCATAGTTGTATCTGTAAACTGTTTCAATCGTTTAGTCAATGACAAAGCTTTTCTGCTTGCATCTTTATCTAAACAGATGACACAGTTAGAATATCCTTTAGCTATATCTACTGCTCTATCAGATAAGTTAGTACCTAATAAAGCCATAGCAGTACCATAATGAGATATCGCGCAAGCTGATGCAGCATCCTCTACAATATATAAAGTCTCACCATAACCTGCAATGAATGGCTCACCAGTATTCTCATACTTGTACCACTTCATACCTCTACCTAATGCTCTACCTACTGCGTCAACTGCTTTACCTGCCGATGCTATTGTAAATACAGCACGATTCTGTACTACATCATGGAATAACTCCACCCTTCCTTCTCTCCATGCTTTAGTCACATTATTCTTATCCATATACCTTACCATCCTTTCTGGGAAGTAAGAAGAAAAATGAGATGGCACTACTAAAGGCACTACTCTCTTTTCTGTAAGTTCTAAGGGTTTAGTTATACGAGTTATCAGGGTATCTCTAGACATAGTTGTAGGTGTTGCACCTTTACTATTGCACGATGCCTTATAACAATTCCAGACTACCAACCCATCCTTAGATGTTATGGTGAATGTTTTATAACCTCCGCAGCTTGGGCAGTTGATACGTTTAGTTTCACCATCCGTCAGGAACAGATCGTCTATCAAATCTTGGATCATTCTTAACCTCTTTCTTTTTATTCTTAATTATCCTGGTCTGATATTTTGACGTTCTCAGATCTTTTGCGATAGGGTTGTATCTCTTGATCAATGTCTTCTTCCCACGCATCTTTAATATCCAACCATTCTTCGATTGCACCTGATAACTTATCTCCTTTTAATAGCTCAGATTCAAAGAGTTTATTAATTTTTCTCTCTCCACTTCTCCATTTTCCATACACCATACATAAAAGATACATATATTATTGCTGATATAATCCATACTGCTGCACCATCCATTATCATCTATTATCTCCACTTCCACCTATAACATTCCTAGCTTTTCTATCTTCAAGCTTCATAACATTATACTCTTTTACTTTGTTGAAGTCTAAACCTAGATCATCAATCAACCTAGCTAACGCCCAGAGAACATCACCTAACTCTCTTTCTAGATCCGTCTTCCTAGTTGGAGAGACAATACCTTTATCATCTCTATAGATTTTCTTGACTTGATTACATACTTCCCCAACCTCACCCGCTAACTCAAGTGATGGATAGATAATTGGGTTGTCATAAATTGCAGTTGAACGCGTCCACGTTTGGTAGCTTGTTAAATCACTCATAGCTTTAGTCTCTCTTTCTTCTAAGTATTGTCTATAACTTTGTTGTCTTGCATAAGGATTATGATGACTTGGATCTTCACTCATCACTTTCTACCTTTATATCTATATCCTCACACTTTCTTATATAATTACCATTGATAGCGGAGGGTTGCAGACCAAACATATCTGCCAATTCAATCATACCATCTTCTAATCTTCTTACATCAGATAACCTAACATCATGTGTTTCTCTAATGTAATTTACCATATCATCAGATCTATTTAAAAATTTTATTATTCTTAATATCTGATCTTCTTTAATCGTCACATGAGTTCTTTTAAACTTATTCATTTTTCATACCTTTATATCTATAAGTTTACCGATTGATTTTGAATTATCTTTTGTCGGTTGCAGGAAGTCTGCTCTCTCTATAGGTGGAACTGGTACGCCTGACTGCGCTCTGTGAGCATGACTAATCTTGTTGTCATGGAATACCAGGTCTCCTGATGGTGAGTATACAGGATGTTTTAATACTGTACTAGTGCCTATATGGTCTATGCTCATTCTATCAACTCCTTTATAAGACTGATCATACATTCAATATTATCATCGTCTATATCCCAAGGATCATCAGATCTTAAACGCTCCAAATCACTAATTAATAATTCTGCTTTTTCTTTTTTAGTCATGTTAACTCCTTTAATTTTTTAACTAATGTTTCAATCATGTGATCCTGCTTCGTTAGCAGTTCGTTTAGTATTCTTTTCTCTTCCATTAAAGCATTGATCTCCTTCTCCTGATAGGCAATCTTTGGGTCATCACCTTTCGTTACTAGGTCATCATACTTACCAGTTGCCATGAGATCATTATGTATCTTAGTGAAATGTGCTACGCTGCCGATCTTCATGCTACTCGCTCCGTAAAAGATCTTCTGATCATAATTTCCTCAAACTTATACTTCTTACCAGTTTTTATATCCTGCATAATCAATGGATAAGTTTTTGCTTTAGAGTTATACCCTATGAGTTTATAGCGGGTTACACCCATACGATATTCTTTATTGAGTATATCATCTTTATTTACTCCTAACTCTTCTGCTATGTATTTAGCATACCAAGTTAGACTATCTGATAATTTCTTATCGCGTTTATCCATTGCACCTGCAATCTTTATATCGACTTTGAATGTCACTAGTTCATCATCGAAAGAACCGTTTAAGAACTCTCCTTCCAACCCATATTCTTCTAGCTTGGCTTTAATCGCTTCGTTCATATCAACTCTTAATTGCTTACAAACTTCTCTATTTATCTCTGTGATTTTCATGCTACAAACCTTCCTAGTTTAGTTCCGCGAATACCTAATAACTTATAACGATACTTGATAGTCTTTGTAAGGTATTGTTTATATACCCTACCATTTACATCACCACCTGCCGATGCTGCTTTATTCTCAATCTCTACTACATCCTTCTCACCAGTGAAACGATTAGTCCTCTGGATTACCGTTGTAGTTCTAGCCATTTCTTTGCTCCTTTAAGTATGCTCTGATTATATATACTAAATTCATATCCGCTAACATTACTGCTTCACCCTTACTATTTACCCTGCAAGTATCTTCTAACGCAGTGACTAAATCCTCTGGAATCTTGCATCCTGTTAGTGTTGCCTGGATTTCTAAAGCTTGTTTTACATTCATTTTTTTAATCCTCTTTCTGCTATTTTGTTACCATAATATATAATTGCTTTTAGTTCTAAATTTGTTAATGAACTCTTATAACCTGTAGATGTTTCTAATGCAAGTCTTATTTCATCAACTTTTTCTTGGCTAATTTTATCAGTAAACATCTACTTTATCCTTCCCATTTATCATTGTGTAATTTAATTAAAGTATACACGGCTATACATCCGAAACAAGCCATTATTATTTTAAACTCTGTACTAAATACTACAGCTATTAGAACGTCTAAGAATAAATCAATCATCGTCTACCTCATTTCTAGGATCTACTGTAGCTCCTTTATATCCATAAGCATTATCAATATCTGGTTCGCCTAAGTTTAACATTCTAAAATGTTCTTCAACTTCTTCTATATATTCTGGCTCATCGTATGACGCAATCTTGTTTTTAATTACCTCTATAGGTATCGGGCAGTTATCATACATATTTTCTAAACGCCATCTATCTACTGGTTTCAACTTACTCATCAATGTAAATTTATCTAAATCCATTTTACTCTCCTATACGTTAATTAATATTGTACTAACACAAAACCAAATAATAAGATACATCATTAATTTATTTTCCTACTCTTTACAATATCCCAATCAACACCTTTTGGGGTTCTTCTACCATGTTCTATAATTTTCATTATAGTTTTAACTGGCACTTTCAAAGTCTCAGATAATACCTTCGCTTCCTTCATTCCATAATCTTTATTATTATGGGCTGCCGTCCATATCATCTCTGTAATTGCATCGGATAAATTAGACATTGTGGACATCCCTTAGCTGGTCGTTCATAATTTTCCTGGTTTTGTTTATATGCCAATCAATTATAGTCTCTGGTCTGGATTGTTGAAAGTATCCCTCGCTTAAACCATGTTTTACAGCATCAACATTAATGTTTAAAAGATGTTTGATTTCTTTTAGTTTAACTCTGATCCGTTTCATTGTTTAGATCCCTTCCTTGTTATCTAGAAATTTATGTAATTGGATTATATCAAATATTCTGCTTTCAACTTCTTTGGCTCTATTGCCGAATGTGTTTTTTATTTTAGTAGTTAAATCATCAGCTACTCTATCGGACTGTTTATCTCTTATAAACTGTTCTAGTTCTTCACAATCCAATTGGGTAAACTCTTTGCATTGTGTTGGTATCTCTATTTTAATATATGCCATTGTCTTAGTCTCCTAATAAAATTTCTTTTAATTGTCTTATTGATTTACCAGTTATCCTTGAAAGTTCTTTTAATGTCATATTAATATTGTTGTCAAATAATCTACAAATTTCTTTATTAGTCATTGTCTTAGTCTCCTATCATCTAGATATT